GGCTCAAGAATCAATTATTACAAAAAGCAAGGTTATTCCAACAAAGATGCCTATAAATTAGCAAAAAGAGCGGTTGATAAGGAAATTTCAGACCTTATTGGACGTACACCTAACAGTAAAACCGTTGCTATTACAAGAAGAGGTGAATTTGAAGGAAAACATGAGCGTGAGGCACGAATCTTGTACGAGCAAATGGGCAAGGCACGAGCAGTATCAGGTGTCAAGTCTTTTATTCCTGGTATTGGAGAAACAAAAACACTTGCATCAGATAAACTAATAGATGAATACATTGATGAAGTTAACAAAGTAAATAGAGAAACAGGCAAAGCACTCTATAGTGATGAATTTAAGGCTGGTGCAAAATTATTCCTAGAAAATAAGGAAGCAGACTGGATATATAAGTCATTTGAGAGTGCAACAGACCATCCAGTACAGTTAACAGAAGATAGACTCCAAGATATGCGTACTTGGGGTGCAGGATCTGTCATTACATCTTCTGACCATACTATTCCAAAATATAAAGAGATCCCTGGAAAGAGTGGAACAACATATGTTGGTAGTACACTTGTTCATGCACAAACCATAAGTGGACCTGAATTACCTGAAAACATCCAACTGCAATCTACTGTTGCATCTGGTGATTATGGGTTTCATGTTGATTATTCAGCAGAAGGTTTTTCTGAAGACTACAAACCTCCAACTCCTATCACAACCTCGGGAGACGAAGCTCCAGCTGCAAATGTAGTCAAAGAAATATGGAAGGTTAACAAATTGCCAATTCCAGGCAGTATTGTTACATCAAGTTTCAGGAATGTTACACAACTAGGCGGTGAAACCGATGAAGTAAAATCGCTAATCTATGGCGACTTCGATGATGATATTGCTGGTGATCAGGTAATTGATACACAAAAAGCAGAAGAACCTGATGTTAATGTAAAAGGCAGTGCTGCAAAAGGATCTGGATTCGCAATAGATAATCTTGAATGGGATCAGCTTACTTCTATAAAAATGTCTGAAGACATGATGAGTATAGAAGAAGCGGGTAAGTATTGGGGTACAGAAGGTGTCTATTCAAGAGGTGTTAATAAGGGATTGTCGCCTGAAACTAGGAAAAGTATGCAAGGTGCTTCTCTAATTACATCCGCATTTGCTGGCATGGAAGGAGGTACACTTGATGAAGATAAAATCCTTGATATAGCCGAACAACGTGCAATTATACAAGGAAATATTGGAAGCATCAATCAGGCTGCTAATCAACAACAATGGGTTTCACAGGAAGGTGATGTTGATCCGAACTTAAAGATAACAGGTAAAAAAGATCCTGGTGGAGAGTATAAGCCTACACGACAGGAAATTCTCAGGAAAGAGATATGGGATAATACGCCAGATGAGATTAAGGCAGAAAAGAAAGCTGGCTATCCAGGAATTCGTAATCAAAAGATCAAAGAATATAATGCTCGTAAACTTGCAGGAACAAATGACAAGTTTTTCGCTGATATGGCACAGCGTAATCGTAAAAACTCACTTATTACTGCACCAATACAAGGAACTGCAACAAATAGGGTTAATCCTGCAGAAGCCATTCTTAATCCTAATGCTAATAAAAAACCTGTCCAGAATCCACCAGCTAAATCGACTCTTTTTGAAAAGGGCGTTACTGCATTAAATAAAGACCAATTACCAACGCCTGAACAAGAGGCGAAGGGATGGAGAGAAAAAGGGTTAATCACAAAGCAGTCATTAATTGACGCAAGAGAAGTACCGCCAGATTACTTTGACGAAAAATATATGGGTAAAGGGACAGGAAAACAAACTGAATTACAAAGGGCAGATCAGGCACGAGCCTTAGAAAAATGGAGAGTGGATGAGCAAGTAAGAGTCAGTGAAGGACGTCCACCACCAAAGCCTGAGAGTGATATAGTACTTAAAAAATCTTCTATACTTACTAAAGAAGCTGGCAAACCAACATTTACTACAAAAGAAGCAAAAGTAGACAAAGCCCTTAAGACAGGAAAAAATCTTTTGAAAGGTCCAGGATCTACTACCTTGAACGCCTTAACTGCATTTTCGTTAATATCTCCGTTTATTGGAGCATTTGGATCTGTTGTACAGGAACAAAAGCGTGAAGAAAAGAGAAAAGCAGCATATCCGCTGTATCCACCTAAGAAGAAGTCTCTATTAACAAGATTTAGGCAAATGGATCCAGGAGATTTTTCACAAGCATTAATGCATAGGTATATGCCTGAAGAAGTTTATGGTGATCAAGGATATTCTTCACTTAAAAAAGTAAAAGAACATAAACGAAAAGGCGGTGTACACTGGAGCGACCCAATATAATGGAAACAGCAGCAGAAAAAGAAAAAAGGTTAATTGAAATAATCGATCGGAGAGCGCTTCGTAGATTAGGTGCTTTGCCTGGTAAAAAGAAGAGTAGTTCTAGCACTACTGCTACTAGGTCACTTATTACAACTGGTAAAATTAAGTCAAAGCCAAGTAAAATTGAATTAATTCAACCACATACACTTAGCAAGTCAGGGAAGCCAACTAGAAGTTTAACTCATGAATATGATCCTAGTATCTTTGGTTCATATGAAGATCCAGATTATGTTCGAGCTAAAAAGAAAAAAATAGCAGATCAAACACCTCCTGCTAAGACAATTAAATCTACAATTACTGGTGCAGAGACTGTAGTTACTAAATCTGGAGAGAAAAGACATCCAATATCAAGATCAACTGGAATTCCAATTACTGGTTTGGCAGAATTTGATCATATCGTGCCAAAAAAGGCATTATCTCAAAAATTAGCTCCTGTTAGCAGACATGCACCTGAATTTGTTAAAAAGAAATGGAAAGTTAGAGAAGGAGGGACGAATCAGCTGACTCCCGAGCAATATAAGGAAATCAGTCTCTCTCCAACTAATACCCAAATCTTATCTGCAGCTGAAAATGAAGAGAAGTCAGATAAACGATTACATGACTACAAAAAAGGTATTGGATGGGGTACTGATATGAAACCTCAAGCATTTGAGCCTAAGAAACAAGCACAAAGCTACCATGATGCATTAGTAGAAGTAGCAAGAAATTATGGTAAACGAGGATTAATGACCAGGGAAGAAGGTCAAGCATATAGGGAGATAACAGGCAAAGAGCCTGATCCAATACTAGATGCAGGAATGGGATCGCAGTATAGTCCACCTTCCAATAAACGGAATATTACAGGGTTTGATGTTGGAGGAGATACAAGACGTCGGAAAGCATATATGAAGGAAAGCGTCAGTAGAATGCAGAAAAAAGGTACTCCTAAAACAAAACAAGAAGTACTTTATGCTAAAACCCCTGTAACTATACCTAAGCCTGATACTAATGTAGAACCTGTTAAACCATCAATTGAACCTCCTCTTTCTCCTGCTCCTTCTTTTTCTGAAACTCCATTAGATGCTATACATCCAAGTGTTGATAAAGGACAAAGATATAATCCAGTTACCGAAGAACAAAAAATGGCAGAAGCACATAGGAAAGCATATGGATTATATCCAGTAAAAATATCAGTTAATAAAAAGAAAATCGAATACGATTATTCACCAAGAGGAGAATGGAGAAGAGAAAAGGGTAAAACAGGAAAATGGGAAAAAGTACCAAAAGACGAATTAAAAACTAAGTCTAAAGTTACTAAGAAGAAAGCTACTAAGAAAAAGTCCCTTTTGTCATTAATTAATGCTCCTAAACTTGTGAAGGATAGTAAGGGGAATTTAGTTAGCCCAGCAGTTATAAAAGCAGATGAGAATCTTAAAAAGAAAAAATTAAAAGAACAAAAAATTATTGAGAGTTGGATGTGAGTAATGCTGAACGTGCCATAACGATTGCAGAAGCAATTGTAGAAGCTGAAGAAACTAACAAGCTACTGCAATATGAGCCTTATGAATATCAAAAAAGGTTTCATAATGCTAAAGACAATACAGGCAAATTAGCACGACAAAGATTGTTAATGGCAGCAAATAAAACTGGCAAAACATATTGTGGTGCAGTAGAACTAGCAATACATTTAACTGGTATATATCCAGATTGGTGGACAGGCGCAAGGTTTAAGCGTCCTGTTACTGTTTGGGCTGCTGGTAATACTACTGGTAATACAAGAGATATTGTACAGGCAGAATTGTTGGGCGAACCTGGTGATCCTGAAGATTATGGTAAGGGTGCAATCCCTCGTGATCTCATAGTAGGTCAACCGCTTCGATTGCCAGGAATCCCAAATGCAATCCAAAGCCTTGTTGTTAAACATGTTTCTGGTAAGAATTCAAAATTAATGTTTAAATCCTATGAGCAGGGTAAACAACAGTGGATGGGTAAAGCAGTAGATGTAGTATGGCTTGATGAGGAACCTCCACAAGATATTTACTCACAGGCACTTCGTGCATCGTTAAAAACTGGAGGTCTTGTATACATGACATTTACTCCAGAAACAGGAATGACTCCTGTAGTAACACAGTTTATGACTAAACTTGGAGACTCACAGGCACTATTCTCAGCAACATGGGATGATGCACCTCACTTAAATGATGCTGTAAAAGAAGAAATATTGAGAGCATTACCTCCACATGAACGTGAAATGCGTTCTAAAGGTATTCCTGTATTTGGATCAGGCTTAGTATTTCCTAATGTAGAAGACCAGATCCGATGCGAGCCATTTGCTATACCAGAGTACTGGCCTCGAGTCTGTGGTATAGATTTCGGTTGGGACCACCCTACTGCTGCCGTGTGGCTTGCATGGGATCGTGATACAGATGTAGTCTACGTTTATGATTGCTATAGACAATCTGCTGCTACTCCAGTAATTCATGCAGCTGCAATAAAGGAACGTGGTACATGGATACCAGTAGTCTGGCCTCATGATGGGTCACAGCATGATAAAGGCTCTGGACAGTCGCTTGCGGATATATACAGAAAGCAGGGTGTCAAAATGATGGGAACCCACTTTAAAAATCCAGGTGGTGATATTGCAATCGAACCAGGAATTATGGAGTTGCTACAAAGAATGGAAACTGGAAGATTTAAAGTATTTAGCTATTTGAATGACTGGTATGAAGAAATCCGAATGTATCACCGCAAGGATGGTAAGATTGTAAAAAATATGGATGACTTGATGAGTGCAACACGATATGCAACTCAATCCCTCCAGTTTGCATCTTTAAATAAAGAAACTAAACAGCGTAAAAGGAAAGCAATTGGTTCTGCTCCTGGTGAATGGAATTACTTTCCTATTGAGAAACGTCTATATGCATAGGAGATATTATGAAATTTAGCTTCGGTGGATCCACAGGTAAATACTGGAATCAATTTGCAGACCATTTTAGGTTTGGTGGTGAAGGAGGTAAATTCCTAACTACTCTTACTAAAGGTTTCCAGGGATTAAAAGAAGATAAAATGTTTAATAAATGGGGTAATGAAGCAGTAAATCTTAAATTACTTGGACAAAAAGAAGGAGTAGAAAATTTAAGCGAGAAGTTAATGAAAGGCAGTGGAAGCTGGTCAGGTGCTGAAGAATGGTACATGGATAAATCACGAAAATTATCTCCTCTCTGGGAAGGAGGATTAACAGGTGTAGGAGGATCTACAAAACAGTTTCTTGATTGGGGAGAAGATGTAGCTTTAAAATCATCTCACCATCTATTTGGTACAGATGTAGGATGGGCAGATGATTCTCCTGGTGGGGGAGGAGGAGGAGGAAGTGGTCCAGTTGCTGATAGCGACTCTGAAGATCCTAGTTTAATAAATCAAGGTAATTGGGAACGTCCAGATCTAATTGCATCTCAATTACGAAGAGAAGAAATGATGAGAAAAGGCACACTCTATCACGATCTTGCAAAGACTCAAAGTGGTAGACAAAATGTTCAAGATTTAGCTTAAGGTAACAATGAAAATATACACGGAAATAGTTTATACATGGAATGAAGAAAAAGGGGAGTTAGTTGAAGAATCCTCTAAATCATTTGAATATCAAGGTGAAATTAGCCAATGTCACAGAAAACGGTATCCTCATCCTCATGGTGGAATAGGAGGAGCATTATACGAAGCTGGAACAGATATAGGCGAAGGTGCTTTAGATATACTTGGAGATATTACTGGTGCAGCTGGAGGTACTGGTTCATCGTTAACAGAAACAATTACAAAATCTGGTCAAAAAGCCTGGTCTGAAATGTCTACATATGCTGGGGACTTATGGGAAAAAGGCGGTGCTGCTGTAACCGATATCTGGCAAGGTACAGGCATGGAAGATATGGCAGCTAAGTGGACTGACCCTCAAGCAATGAAAGATGCGTGGATGCCTGGGAAATGGGCTGCCGATTCTCCTTTCCAGTCTAAATGGATGATGGGAATCGATATGTTAAAACATAAGGAAGGTTTTCACATGTGGGATTTCGCACAGTATAGGCAGAATCTATTTGAAGAATTTGATAGATGGGAAGATGCTGCTAATACAAATATTGCTACAGCTAATGAAGGTATAGAAACTGCTGTTGAAACTACAACAGAAAATCTTGAAGGAATTATAGAAGATAATAATGATAGTTTAGCAGACTTGGAATCTGGTATTAATACAAATATTGCTTCAGGTAATGAAGCAATTGAAAATATTATAGCTGAAAATACTGATTCACTTAATGATCTTGAGTCTGGAATTAATACAACTGTTGCAGATACTGTAGAACTTGCTGAAGCAGGAATAGAAAATATCGCAATAGGTGCAGGTGCATTAGAACAAGGAGCCGATCTTATAGGACAAGGAACTTCTGTTGTTCTTGATTCTACTATAAACCCTAATAACGAAAATTCTTTAGTTTTTAATCCAGTAAATTGGTGGCAAGAAGTAGAAGGTAGTGGTAAAGGAGGATGGGATTTTCTACCCTTCGGATTAATGGCTGATGAAGAAGACCTAGCTGAGACTACTGGTGGAATAATACAGGGACTTTACGGTGGCGGTGACTATGACCCTTATGGCGGTGGTGGCGGTGGTACTGGAAGTTATGATCCTGGTGGAGGTTATGGTACTGGTCTTGGACCAGGGATTACTACAGAACTAACAGGTAGCGGTCGTAATCCGTTTGCAATGTCGGGAGATCAAAGACGTTTAATACAAGAAGAAAAAAAATTTCCCCAACAAACTGGAAATGTCGCACCATCCTTGATTAATCGGAATAAAAAATTATTGGCATAAATTATGGCACAATATGGAGAAAAAGATCCTTTAGGTACAAGGATAGACAAACATTTTGAATATTTAAAAGGGAACAGATCAACATGGGAACGCCATTGGCAAGAACTTGCTGAGTATGTACTCCCACACCGTTCTGATTTTACCTCGAAACGTTCACTAGGTGAAGAGCGTCTGGAGATGGCATTTGAAGGTACAGCAATGCGGGCATTAAAGCGGTTTGCATCCCAAATTCATAATGTATTTACTCCTATGGGTGCTGAATGGTTTAAATTAACTTCTGGTATTGCAGAAATAGATAAGAATAGAGATGTCCAACTATGGTTAGAAAATGCAACACGAACAATCAAACATCATATATCACGACCATCGTCCAATTTCCATAGCGCAGTCTTTCAATATTATCTTGAAGCAGGGGCTTTTGGGACTGGCATCGTTTTTGTTGAAGATATTCCTGGTGTCGGCCCTCGCTATCGGAACTTTCCTTTGTCTGATTGTATTTTGGCTGCTGGTGGTGAAATGGAAATTGACACAGTATACAGGGTATATAAGCAGACGGCAAAAGATTTAGTATCACGTTATCCCCCAGAAAGTCTCCCAGAAGATATTGTGAAAAAAGGATTTAGCGAGAAGATGCTAGAAGATGTGGATGTTGTACACTTAGTAACTCCCTCTTGGACGTTAATGGAGTTCTTAGGCGATAAATGGGATAAACCTTATTGTGCAATAACATACCTGAAAGAAAAAAAGCATGTCATACAAGTAGGTGGTTTTACAGAAATGCCATATATATGTGCTAGGTGGGAGCGTTCAGATCGTGAAATATATGGTAGAGGTCCAGCATGGGAAGTACTACCTGATATGCGCCTGATGAATGAGGTGGAGAAAGTTTACCTAAAAGGTGTACAAAAAGCTATTGCACCTCCAATGTTTGTACCTGATTCTGGACTTCTAGATCCGCTAGATACCACGCCTGACGCAATTAACTATTATAATGTAGGTATTGGAGGCAAGGATATGATATTCCCTGCACCTAATGCTGGTAGAGTAGAATATGCTCAAGAATTAAGTGCAAAACTGATTAATTCAATCAAAGAAGGATTTTTCCTTGACGTATTGGAACTACCTGGTCCTACGGCTCCAGATGGTGATGTGATGAGATTTAGTGCTACTGAGGTATCAGTAAGGATGCGTCAGCGTATGCCTGTTCTTGGACCACTACTTGCTCGTCAAGAAACTGAGTTCCTAGATCCGCTGATTAGACGAACAGTAAATATATTAATGCGGTCAATGCTTCTAGGACCACCACCTGAAATGTTAGAGAATGTAGGCTATAGAATAGAATACCTGAATCCTATTTCAATCTCACTCAGGAGTGGTGAGGTTAACTCTATGATTCAGTTATTTGAAATGATAATGCCTCTGGCACAAATTGATCAAACTATTCCAATGTATTTTGATACACAAAGAATACTTAAAAATACTGCTGAAGTACTGCAAGTGCCTCCATCGAATTTACGTTCTGATGAAGAAGTACAAGAAATAATTCAAAGACAGCAGCAACAACAGCAAATTGCTCAAGAACAACAACAAGCACAAGTCATGGCACAAGTAGATGAACGTCAAGCTAATGCTGAAGCTAAACGTGCGCAAGCTGCATAATGTCTTTATTCGCATTTTCTGAAAGAGAAATTGAAGCAAATTTATTTCGTGATGTTTTTGGAACTGAAGATGGAAGAAAACTTCTGGCTACACTTGCAAAGAATTTTCATGTTTATAAAACAATACAAACTCCTGATCCTTATGTCTCCGCCTATCAAGAAGGTCAAAGATCAGTTGTAATAAAAATAATGGAGATTATACATACAGATCTAGACGCTGTAAGAAGGCGTATGGAGCAACTAGAAGACGAACGTACTAAAAGGAGACAATAATGGAAGAAATGACTGAAGCTACCCCTGATGAATCAGGACAAGTTGCTTCTGGATCAGATGTGGGGACACCCGATGCATCTCACTTTGACAGAATGCAATTCGACCCTTCATCATTGCCTGAGAACTTGAGGAATGAACCAAGTCTTCAGACATTTACCTCTGTAGATAACTTAGCAAAGTCTTATGTTAATGCAGTGAAAAAAATTGGTGGGAATCCTGACCATCTTGTACAGTTACCGCAAGAAGGGGAATCATGGGACAATTTCTACAATAAGATCGGCAGACCAGAAACACCTGAAGGTTACGATTTTGGTGAGGATGGTGGGAGATTAGACTTCTATCGTAATGCAACTCACCAACTCGGTCTTACGCAGGATCAAGCGGCAAACATGCTTAAGCTATATGCTACTGTTGAAGAACAGAATCAAAAAGCTGCTCAACAACGGAATGCAGATTTTGCAGTTGATAGTCAAATAAACCTCAAAAGAGAATGGGGTACTAACTATGACAGCAAAATTGATTATGCTCAAAGGGCGTTTGCACAATTCTCTTCCAAAGAATTTAGTCAATTAATGGATGAAACTGGTTTAGGTAATCATCCAGAATTACTAAAAGCATTCTCTAAAATTGGAGAAGCAATGGGAGATGATCAGTTAATAGTTGGAACTGGCAGAGCAGGAGCAATAAGTCCACAACAGGCAAAGGAGGAGATTGAGAGTCTTTATAGAGATAAAGAATTCTCCAAGTCTTACCTGGACAAAAATGATCCTAATCATAAGGCAGCTTCCAGTAAAATGGATGGGTTGTTTAGAACAGCTTATCCAGCAAGATAATTTAGCCAAATAAGAAATTTATAAGAAGATAATCTTTTGACCTTCTAATAAATTATCTGCGACCCGTTTGGATAATCGCTAGGCAATTGAACCTTTTTTAACTTTATAGGAAACAATATGCCAACATTTAGTGATATCGAAACCTCGTATGTCCAGCGCTATGCGCAGGATGTTCAACACATGTTACAGCAAAAGACGACTCGTCTGCGTAACTTTGTATCCCAAAAACTTGATTGTTCAGGGATTGCAGAGTTCATTGACCGAATCGGTGGTGTAACTGCGGAGAACAAAAATACACGTTTCGCAGATTCTCCTGTTCAAGCTATCGCTCATCAGCGCAGGAGAGTGACAGCACGACCCTATCATGCAGGGTTTTTTGTAGAAGGATTTGACCAGCGTCGTATGAACTATGACGTTTTTCAGCCTTATGCAGAAGCTACAAGCATGGCTATGGCTCGTAAAATGGATGAGATCATCGTTGATGCTGCTTTTGGAACTGCATATCAGTCCGAAAGTGGAGCAATGGATGGAGCGTCGCCAGTAGCCTGGTCAAGTTCAAGCACTGATACAACTCTCTCTGGTAAAGTAATTGGAGATCAGTTTATTGGTGTTCAATTTGCCTATGGCTCATCACCAGATCCAAATACCAAAGGTATGTCAAATGCTGGTGGTGACTATACTCTATCTATTGACAAACTTCTTCGTGCAAGACGAATACTTGCTCAGAACGAAGCTGATCAATACGATGAGGGCGGGAATCCGTTATATGTATGTGTATGCTCACAGTCACAGATTGAAGCTCTGCTTCATTCAACGGCTATACAGAGTATAGACTACAATAACATTCGTGCATTAGTAGAAGGTGAAACAAACTTCTTTGCAGGATTCCAGTTCATCAAATATGAAAGTCTTCCCACAAATGTAACCATGACAGGCGGTGATACAGGTGAGCAAGTGCTTGCTTTTCACCCTGCAGGGCTTTCGCTCTGTGTCTGGATGGATCCAGTGACGAAGATCGAACCCCGAGCAGATAAAAGTTTCACACCATATGCATATTTTGAAATGGATATGGGGGCAACTCGCGTCTGGGAGGAAATGGTTGTTCAAATTGATTGCCTCAAAATGTCCTAATTAATAGGTTGAGTCCTTTCAGATGAACGCTTAACTTTAATTTTAATAAGGAGTTAAAATGGCAACATATAACGCTGTCGATTATGCAAAAAACGAAGTAGACCTACCTATGAAGATGAGCGATGCTCATTCAAAAGGTGGTCGAATGCGTGTACTGCATGATACGTATACACAATCTGGTACTGGTGCTGTAAGTTCTACTATTAATTTTGGTAGATTACCAGCTGGATGCAGGGTGTGGGAGGCGACAGTCTCTACATCTGCCTCATTACATGCCTCAGGTAAATTAAACCTGGCGTGCGGTGCTGATGAGATACTGGCTGAAGCCACATACAATACCACTAGAAGTAGGAGTTTGGAGCAAGGCTCTGCTACTGCTGCTTCTGCTGCACCTATAGCGTGTACGCTTGGTGGGCTTGTAACATGTACTGGTGATTCAAATATGGCTCAAATAGCTTCAACTGTAATCACAGTTACGATTAAGTATACAATCGACTAACCATAATAAGGGGTGTAGAACTTATTTTGCTAATAAGGCTGGAATGGTCCAGTCTTCCAATCCATGGTCAATAAGTCTCTACACCTCTTTTAAAAGGTAAATTATGAATAAAGTGCAAATAGCTAACTTAGCATTATCCAATTTAGGTGAGGCTCCAATACAGAGTTTAACTGATGATAATGCAAGAGCCAGGATATGTTTAGCAAGAATAGATCATGTTGTAGAAGGAGTACTTAGAATGCATGATTGGAATTCTGCAATGAAACGTGCTTCTTTGACAAAAATAGATGATCCATTGTTTGGATGGAATTCAACATTTCAATTACCATCAGATTTTATAAAAGCTGTAGAGGTATGGCCTGTATCAAAATATAGACTTCAAGGCAATACATTATTATCGAATGAAAAAACCTTGAGCATTCTCTATGTAGCTAATCCTGTTGATGTGAATACATTAGATGTTCTTCTAGGTGAAGCATTAGCATTAAAATTAGCAGTTGAAATTTCAGAGACATTAACAGGAAAAGACGGATTAAAAGAAAGAATGATGCAGAAGTGGATTATTGCCCTTCAAGAAGCACGATCCGCTAACTCTAAAGACAAGACACCAGAACATAGAGAAGAATCAACATTCTGGAATGCTCGCAGAAGAGAATCTGGGCAACCACATAGAACTTGGTCTACTCCATCTGTTGGTTATGCTGTAAATAATAACTTTACTCCTCCAGCATCTTAATGCCTACATTTGAATTTTTACAACCCAGGTTTACTGAGGGGGTACTCGCTAAAAGTCTTCACGGTCAATCTAACGAAGATTTCTACCATTATGGGGTATTTGACTCGGAAAACATGATTCCTTTGATTGAGGGACCAATGGTGAAGCGTCCAGGCACATTATACGTTAATGAGTCAAAAACAACTTCCTCGAGACTTATACCATTTTTTAAAGGCGGTACT